CTCGCTGACAAAAGAAATCTACCCCTCTAAACTTTTCCAGTTGGAGTTTAAAACCTACTGGGGAGAGGTAATTACGATTTCCAATTTGTTCCTTGTACCATTCAGCAGGCATATGTCAACTTCCCAAGCAATACTATTTAGCGTAGTATGCCTGGTAGTAAGCGACGATGCCTGAGGAGATAGCATGTCCCTGACTCACCCAGTCATGACAGCAAGCAGTGATGTCTTCCATGCTGTGTACAGGTGCTCCGTGTTCAGTCAATTCAGAACCAAACTTCTTGAGGAGAATTGTATATACTTCTTGGCGAAGTTTCATACGAGCGTCACTGTAACGCCAGTCTTCATTCGTCGTAGTTGTACCAGAAGTCATTCCAGTCTTCCTCCGTTGCTTCGTAGATCGGGCATGGTTCCTCCATAAGGATTTCGTTCTTCATCTTAGCACAGCGTTCTCTAAGGACGCTCTCGTCGGGGTCAGGTAGCATACCGTCTGTGAAGTCGAGGTCTTTTCTCATCGGACGTATTCGTTAAGGATATCTAGGATCTCATTATAGGCACAATGGGCACCATCGTGCCAGTCTCCGTTCTTGTCTTGTCGCTGACCGTTATAAAGGGCAGTCTTCAGTTTGTATACTCTAGCGAGTAGGTCTGTCTTGGTCACGGAACCTGTGGACATATTACCTCCATAGTATATGAGTATTTAATAAAAAAGGGACCCCTGTGTGGGGTCCCTGACAATCCGTGGGGTTTAGATCACATGAGGTTGGTGACCTGAACACGACGGTAGTACATGTTGGTGTTGGCGGTGAGGGTCTCACCGTCAGGAGTACCGTTGTAAGCACCGTTAGTGGTGACAAATGGGTTGGAAACCATGCCGTAACGAGTCTTGAAGCCAATCTTGGGCTGGAAGTTGTTAGGATCGATGGAACGAACCATTTGGAGGGGTACGTATGGGCAGTAGAAGAGACCAGCGTCATAAGGCGAAGTACCCTTATAACCCATTACGTAGTAGTGCTTGTCGCTGAGGTTAGCAGAATAAGGATCAACATAGACCTTGATTCTACCGTTGATGGTGCCAACAGCAAGGTTGCCAGTGTCATCAACAGTACCGATGGCAGGACCACCAGCGCCAGTTAGACCAGAGGAATAGTCGAGAACGCCAGCCATGGCGAGAGCAGAAGCAACATCAGCAGAGCAGATGATGAAGTTGCCCTTTCCTCTACGAGTCTCTTGGGCGATAGCGTTAGCGTCACGCTCAATCTGGAAGAGAAGACCCTTGAATTTCTCAACCGACCAACGTCCGTTGGAGTCAACGTCTAGGTCGAAGATGCCAGCGTTAGCAACGTTGTTCTGAGCACCAGGCTTAGCAACGCTGTATACACGACGGACAACTTCACGGTTGATTTCAGCAAGAACTTCGCTAGACAGGATGTTAGCGAGTTCAGTCTCGGCGTCAAGACCATGGATCGCCTTGAGGTCTTGAGCGAGTTCCAAGGTGTACTCAGCTTTGAGTGCTCTGGACTTAGCGGTCACAGAGGTCTTCTCGATGCTGAAGGACATCTCACGGAACAGCTTACCAGCATCGCCAGCTTGCTCAAGATCTTCTCTAGAGAAACCACGGGGAACCTCGTAGGTGCCAGGGGAGGAATCGTTGAGGAGAGCAGGGTTGTTACCTTCTGCGTCGCCACCGACACCAGCGCCAGTACGTGGGGTGTAGTCACCAGCGGAAGCGTCGAGACCAGCAGTGAAGCCAGCATCAGGCTCGTTGAACAGTGCCTCTTCGCCGCCTTGGTTCTCGTAGCGGGATCTCATAGCGAAGATGAGACCAGAAGGACCAGACATAGGTTGGACACCACATACGTCATATGCCATGAGGTTAGGCATAGCACGACGGACTAGGCTGATTAGAACAGGGTCGAAACCAGCGAGACCAGCGGTGTTAGCGGAAGCAAGTGCCGAACCAGCAGGGGATACGGTGCTAGCGCCAAGGGCGTTTACGGCAACTTCGTTGATCATGCCGCGCTCTTCACGAAGAGCTCTTTCTTGGTTTTCCAGGAGGACAGAGGTCACTGCTCTCTTGTAGCGATCCTGGATTTCAGGAGCTTCGCCATGGTTAAGAACAGGGGACCACTTTTCCTGGAGATGTTGTGCGTTAAACATTTTGTCTCCGATGTTTGTTAGGAATTGTGGATAGAATTATTTAGGGAATCACTGATTCCAGCGGTTCATTGCTTCGAGGTATGCTGCCATTGCTGGAGCAATCTCTTCAGCTTCCACTGGAGTTTCGTCAGCAACTACTTTAGGAGCGCCTTCCTTAGGGAAGTACGATTCCTTGATAGTGGTGAGTTTCTTGGAGAATTCCTCCTCGGAAGTAAACTCAACACCCTCAGCAAGAGATGCTAGTTTGTCTTTTTGGGTGTCTACTAGATCCTCGGCAATTTGCTTGACGATGATCTGCTTAGCAGACTCATTGAGACGATTTTGAAGTTCAATATTTGCCTTAACCTGTTCGTTGAGGCGTTCTTCCATCTTACAAAGATCTTCAGTCATACCTTCGACGACATCAACTTTTTCGTCGGGGATACTAATGTAGTGCTCTTCAAAGAGACCCTTCAGACCAGTGATGAAGTCTTCGGTGATCTCATTTCTGATGCCACGGTCAACAGCAACTTGGTTTTCCTCAAGCCACTTGGTGACAGCGTAGTTGATAGTGCCAGTTACTTCTTCAGCAAGTTCTTTCTTAGATGCTTCGACTTGCTCAGAAAGTTGTGCCTGGAACTGCTCTTCGAGTTTGGTCCACTCTTCAGACAGTTTAGACTTAACGGCAGCTTCAAAGATTGTTTTTGCTTTTTCAGCAAATTCTTCGCTGAGTTCAGTACCCTCGGTGAGAGCGGAAACATCAGCAGATACGTCGAGGTCCTCAAACTTAGGTTTGATAGGATAGGTTACACTACCACCTTCCTTAGTACCGTAGGCAATCTCGCTACCAAACTTAGGAGCGGTGCCATTAGGGAGGTCGGTGTTAGAAGCACCACGGTTGGGTTCGCTAGAAATGCCACCCGAAATAGGAGCAGCAGCCTTAGCACCAGGATTCTCATCGCCATCCTCATCATGCTCATGAGGAGTAGTTGTTACACTGTTGACTTCAGCAGGTGCTTTCTGACCGATAGCAACGCCTGGTTGAATTGGAGCGGCATGACCTGTAGCGCCTTCGCCAGCAGCGGCTTTAGCGTTAACAGCGGTGTTGGATTGACCTGAAGCAGCGGCGTCACCAGGAAGAACAGCAGCCGTCACCGTTGGCATTGGATCTTGTCCTGCCTCAGCGAGGACAGCGGCGTGCTCACTGGCAAACTCCTCAAACTTTTCGTTAAGCATATCTGACATTTGAGTTTTCCTCGTAAGTATCTAAATGATTATTCTAAGATTATTTATGAATTCAAAGATTTGAAAGGAACTTATCGAATGCTTGGAGCATTTTCTCCTCAAGTTCTACCTTGGAAGCGTTATCGATTTCCTTCTTCATCTCCTGGATTTGTCTTTCACGGAGTAGTCCGCCTTCCCAAACCCATTCTTTACCTTCCATAATTCCGTTGACGAAAGCGTCAGGAGCGGAAGGATCTGCTACGATATCAGCAGCAGTGGCGAGCATGAAGTCATCACTAACATACTTCACGCCATTATCCTCTTTGAGAGAACCCATGCCTCTGGAGGATACACCAAGTTTTACACCTTCACCGAGGAGACTCTTGGCAATTTTACCCATGGGTGTATCAAGAATTCTTGCTTTGCCCATAAAGTTGTTACCCTCTGCCTTTAGTGATGTGATCTTGTGAGACACTCGATCAAGATTGACAGTGGGACCGTCAGGGTGACCTAGTTCACCTAGGGCACGACCAGCTTTGACATACTCTTCAGAATACCTTTCAACTTCTTTATTGAGAACATCGAAAGGATAGATTCTTCCGTTACGGTTCTTAATTTCCGATTGGAGGAATACACCTTCGATGTAAAGGTGCTTCTCACCATCTTTCTCCTCAGTGAGGATACGGATGTCTTCGATGCTTTCAGTAATTAGTTTCATTGTTCTTCTGGAGTATCTCCTGTTGGTTCATCAAAGAACGTATTTGCTACGGTCTTCTTATATGTATCAATTGTTTCTGATGCTTT